TCCAGATCGATAGTCTTACTAAATTCCGGTCCCATATCTCCGGTTTGCGGATCGAAAAATATTGCACCTATTGAGATAATCGGGGCATCGGGATTTTTTCCCATGGTTTCAAGGTCGATCATCAGATGAATCCCCGTTCTGCTGGTGGATGTGAGATTATGATGACCGTTTGCCTTAATTAAGGGATCTGACGCCTCGCCAGTTTCACTATCGCTGGCATGATGCTGATTGCCGCCAGTGTTCTCCTTGTGCTGATGCGCAGTGCCTTCCATTTCCTCCGGATCATTTTCCTGAACTTCAGGCTGATTCTCTCCATCGAATATTTCCTGGTATGTTGCGTCACCCATCACCGCACCACAATCAGGGCAGTTGCCGCCACCGCTCTGACCGCAGGCGGTGCAGATCTTTTCCGGTTCCTGTTGCACTACTGGTTCAGGTTGTTTCGTTTCTGGCTCGTTTTGTTGCGTATTTGGGCTGTTTTGTTCCGCTTTCTGGTCGTTCTGTTCCGTTTCTTGCTGGTTCTGGTTCACAGAATCGCGGGTCTGGATCCCCTTAATCCATTTCGGATCATTCGGGTCGCTAATCCCTTCAACAAATTCACCACGTGATACTGCAAGCAGTTCATCGGCGTCAGGCTGGCTGATATTGGCTGCCTGCATAATTTTGTTTACTTCGTCAGCGGTAACTTTTACTGACCCTGGTTGTGCGGTCGTGTCAGATGCACCAGTATTTTGTTGTGAACCTGAGTATGTACCGTTTTTGCGGGCGAAATATTCTTCTTTCGTGATTTCAGTAGCCCCAGCAGACAGCGCCTTATCCAGACCAGAAAGTTTATTTGCGCGACCGTATTTTTCGCCATCCTTGTCGGTGAAGAGGAAGTAGAACGGCCCCTCACGTTCTACAGATGGTTCGACTTCCACTTTGCATTCGGTTTTTTCGTTGTCTGGAATTGCCGTTTCCACTGCATCAGTTTCTGGTACTGGCGACGAGAGAGTATCAGTTGCGCTCTGATTTGTTCCTTCATCTTCAAACACGCCCTTTGTAGTCAGGTATTCAGTAATGTATTTGTTCAGTGCCACAGGGTCTTTGTGAATGTCGATCGGACGTTCACGGACAAGGCCAAAAATAGTCTGGCGGTCGTAGCGAAGGGCATCAGGCTGTTTGCGCATCGATGCCGAGATACGCTTCCAGTCTTCGCGGTCGTTGTCGATAACTTCATTTTTTGCCCAGCGATGGATGCTGCCGTCAATGTTTCCGGCATCCACATCACCAGGCCAGAGAGCGTAGGCCAGTTCGTCATCCAGTGTTTTCCATGTCTGCTTGTATTCGCGATGAATGGCAGCAATGACCGGGTTGATTTTTCCTGTTGAATTTTCAGTGTGCTGTTGATTGGCTCTGGCGCGGGCGAGATCAACAACAGACGTGTATTTTCCGGCTTCCTTGCGTTCACCTTCGCGACGTTTTTTCCAGATGCGCATCTCTGCCTGAATTTCGGGCCATTTGGCACCAGGCTTACATTTATGCTTAACCCACCCGATGGCATGCAGCTTAAGCTCCGGATACATAGCGTTAACTTCTGGCATTTTCATCAACGCTTCAACGATATGGCCGTCGAATGTTGCCATGTCTTCCTGCAACAATTCCTGTGCGCTAATCACCATATCAACAGTGATGTTTTCACATGTGTCGAACTTAACCATGACAGCGTTCTGTACTTCAGGGGCTAGGTTGTCAAAAGTGACGTTCATCGGATCGGATTCAGTCTCGACCGGGACAAAGGAAGCAGACGCCTCATCCCAGCGGTTTTCCTGCATATATTCAGCATCCCAGGAATCGAGGGCAGGGCGGGGTATACCGGGTTTATCCTCGCAAACAAGAAATTTATAAGCGCAGTCCTGAGCAGCCGGATAATGTTCCAGGAATTGCCAGTGAAATTTTGCGCGGGCGCGACGTTCATCACCGGCTTCAATGGCAGTGGCTACAGTGACGGCACCTTCTTCCTTTATTGCCTGTTCGTCCGGAATGGCGGCGCAAATAAAGACTTTACTCATTTTGTTTTACCTCATTACAGATTTAAGGGTGAACAAATCCCTGCCATTGCTGGCATATAAGAATGAAATCGGATGTTTATTACGGAACTGTTTTAAAGACCTGCCGGGATTTCGTTATTATCCTGGTGAATAACTTTATCGACCGGGTAACAGTTACCGGGAATTTTCTGTTCGGTTGCTGCAGTCATACACTCCTGCATTGTCCTGTGAACACTGACTGCAATATCAACTGGCTCTCCGGAAACAAGAAAAACTGTCAGAACAAGCGCAAATGCTGAATTCATTGTGCACATCCTTTTGGCATCAGACGTAAACGAGCCAGCATTGAAACAATGCATATTTTATTTAATAGCTCCCGTTCTTGTTTTCTCTTGTTAATGGCATCTTCAGTAAATACAGGGTTACTGATAGTGACACCAATTTCAAAACAACCTTCAGACGTATTAACGTTTGGTAATAACGTTTTCATTATCGCGTCCTCAACAATGAATTTTGTGATGCAGTGCCTGGTGCCTCCAGGTGACGTTAACCAGTTAACAATTAACGCCGGATACAGAGAATCCACCCATAACACTGTTTTTGGTTTTAACTGTTCCGCGTGCGCTTAGCCGCATTCACCGCATCACAAAATTCACTTTAAAAACGGCGGCAGAGCAGTCACGGAGTAAAACTGATACCGCCAAACGTCACCAGAAAATTGATAACAGAGGGCGTTGCAGCGGGGTTGTCACTTAAGCGTATGGTCAACCTGACAACTCGGTGTCCTCAACGGGGAAGGAATAACCCCGCCATACTTACCGCCGCGCCATTTCGCGGGTTGCCACAACCGGAAGCGCACGGTCGAATTAAATTTAACGACACCGTACAGTGAGACGAACTTCGCCGTGCGCTTTCGTGTTGTGTGCCTGCTTTTAACCACGTCAGGCGAGGTGGTATCCTTAAAATCACCACAGTTTTAAGGATTCATTAAGCAATGTCGCAACCACCAATAAATCCGCTTAAGAACATGAAAATTGATTACTGGTATAAAGCGCTTACAGTTGTTGGCGCTGCGTTGTTTGTCTTTAATGGAACGTCTTTTTTTGACAGATATCCCGTTGTTCCATTGGGTTTTTTGTCCTCCGGCATCTTTTTTATTGGTTTGGGGGAGTGGATTAATCACCCTCTCAAAGTGAGATTTATTGGTCCTGGAGTTTGGACTCGTGGATATAATCGTTCTTAGTGCGCACTCGGTATCATCTTCGACATACTTGGTTGTTTCCTGATTGTTACAGGAGTCGTCAAGTTCTTCTGATGTAAAACCGCAAATGGGGCACGTAACGGGAATTTTGAAAAGCGTTTCTCCGGGTTCCAGAACAAAATTTTCTGCGGTCTGATTTTGCTTCTCATATTTGTGCTCCGCGTCATTGTGAGAGCACATTCTTATTCTGAGTGCCTGTTTAAACTCACTGAAGCTGAGAGCTTCTTCGCCTTCGGCAAGACCTTCGAAGTATTCTTCGTAAGCCTTTTCCATGATTGTGTCGAAATCCATATCACTCACCTGAGTTTCTTTCCAGCCAGCGACGGGCACCATTTTCGGTTTTAAACGTTTTGCTTTTGGTATACGTCATCGCGGTGAACGTACCGTCCTGGTTGGGGAACACGCCACATACCGGAGATTCGCTGTTGCCAAGATCGATAGTATCCATGCTGACCTCATTTCCCCTTAACGCCGGGGTAGCGGAACAAAAACCTGCTGCATAGTTATTAAAGTTGAACCCTGCCGTCATGTTCTTACGCCTCGGGCTGGCTACTTAACCCCTGACCACTGCCTGGTAACTCGAAGTATTGCCCTGCATTCTGTGGGGCGGGGTGGGTGGCAGGCATATAATGTACTTTGCGTTCATTGTTGTAAAGTACTTTTAGTACATTTTGTGTGTAAAAAAATGAGATGGGATAAAGTGAAGCACAAACCCGGAGGAAGGCGCTACCGGATTTATGCTGGTTTAAGAGGCTTTTTGTTTTTTCTTTCGTGCTAACTCTTCGTAAATTGCATTGTACTTCTGTTTTTTCTCTTCAAGAGTTTTTAAAAGTTCATCTGTCTCACTGTCAGGGAGCTCGTCCAGAAGGTCAATGATGATTTTTTGTCTTGGGTTTAACTCCTGATAGAAACGTACCTGTCCACTTTCTTCTGTATCCTCTCCCAAAAGATAGGTTGGTGTTGTTCCTATTAGTGTTGCTAATTCCCTTAATTTCTCCCGGCGAGGAATTGTTTCGCCATTAAACCATTTGCTAACCGCTTTTGGTGTTAATTTCATTCGACGGGCAATTTCTGCCTGCCTTCCATGTTGTTCATAACCAGCGTTTTCACAGGCTAGCGCAAGCCTACTGGCGAACTCTTTACGCGCTTTATCTTCATGAACCATAAGTTCAATGATATTCGCTCTTGAATGTACTGTCAGTTCTGTTATAGCATGTACTCAAAGTTCACATTGTGAGGGTGATATGAACCAGAAAACACTTGAAGATGTAATCAAAACTGTTCGCGTTGCTGTTGTGGCCGACGTTTGTGGTGTCAGCCAAAGAGCAATCTATAAATGGATGGATAACGGAAAATTGCCTCGCACAGAATATACCGGCGAAACAAATTACGCTGAAAAAATCGCTCTTGCATCAAACGGATTATTTTCTGCCGATGCAATTTTAACTATTGGCAGGAATAAAACTACTACGAAAAAGCTGATGGGAGTTGATTCATGAAAATCAAGCATGAACACATCCGCATGGCGATGAATGCCTGGGCGCATCCGGACGGCGAAAAAGTACCGGCTGCGAAAATTACCAAAGCGTATTTCGAGCTGGGAATGACGTTCCCGGAACTGTATGACGACAGCCATCCGGAAGCCCTGGCTCGCAATACTCAGAAAATTTTCCGCTGGGTGGAGAAAGACACCCCTGATGCGGTTAAAAAAATTCAGGCGTTGTTACCAGCTATCGAAAAAGCAATGCCACCTCTGCTGGTGGCCCGAATGCGCAGTCATAGCTCAGCCTATTTTCGGGAACTAGTGGAGACGCGGGAACGACTGGTGAGAGACGCTGATGATTTTGTCGCAGTGGCGATCGCTGGTTTCAACCAGATGAATCGTGGTGGCCCTGCAGGAAATATTGTGGCTGTGCATTGACTCGCAATATTCATACCGGATCACTTCCGGCAATTTGTGAGTAAAAAGATTCGGTATCAAAAGAGGTGAGTATGGCTAACGCCTGGCTCAGATTATGGCATGACATGCCAAATGACCCTAAGTGGCGAACAATTGCCAGGGTGTCAGGGCAGCCAATTGCAACAGTGATGGCAGTGTATATCCACCTCTTGGTGAGCGCGTCACGAAATGTCACGCGAGGTCACATTGATGTCACGACAGAAGATTTGGCAAGTGCGCTCGACGTGACAGAAGAGGTAATTGATTCAATTTTGCAGACGATGCAGGGGCGGGTACTTGATGGTGATTTAATCACTGGATGGGAAAAACGCCAGGTGCTTAAAGAGGACAACGGCAATATTTCGCAAACCGCAAAATCTCCTGCAGAGCGCAAGAGGGCGCAGCGAGAGAGGGAAAGAAAGCGGGAACAAAATGGCGATTGTCACGGCGCGTCACGAAATGTCACGCACATGTCACGACGAGTCACGACAGATAAAGATACAGATAAAGATACAGATCAAGAAGATCAAAACACTATGGTCCATGGCGTAAAAAACGCCACGAACCAGGCAGGGGATGTTCAGACCGTCAATCTTGGTCAGCCAGCAGGCACGACACCGGAAGCCGATTCAGCGTATGCGCTGAAAGCCGATTCGGGCGCTGTGCAGCAGGTGATGACCGCAAGGCCGGAGCAATCACACCAACTGCAGCAGCCCGAAGCCGATTCCGCCATTCAGCGGGAAGCCGATCGGGTAGTCCCGGAAAACACCGGGCAGTCTGTGGGACGAGTGGATTATCCGGATGTGTTCGAACAGGTCTGGCGGGAGTACCCGTTGCGTGCCGGAGCAAACCCGAAGAAATCCGCTTTCAGTGCCTGGAAGGCCAGATTACGCGAGGGGGTGCCACCAGAGGCCATGCTGGATGGCGTGAGGCGTTACGCAAGATACTTGGCGGCTACCGGGAAAACGGGAACGGAATTTGTTCAGCGAGCGACGACGTTTTTTGGACCGGACCGGAATTTTGAGAACCCCTGGTTGCTCCCGGTAAGCGGCACGAACAACCAGCGTTGTGTGAATCATATTTCTGAACCGGATAACGAAATTCCGCCGGGCTTCAGGGGGTAAGTGTTAATTTCTGGTCATGAGGTAATTTTCAGGAGGGCTTGTGGCAAAAGTTTTTACACAAGAAGAGCGGGAAAAAATTAAAGGGCAGGTTGTTGAACTCGTACGCCAGAGTGGGCGCGAGACGTTAAGACAACTGGAAACTAAAACTGGGGCAACAAAATATATGATGAACGTTCTGGCCAGAGAGCTGGTTGCCAGTGGCGATGTATACAACTCTGGTTACGGGTTATTCCCGTCTGAACAGGCGCGTAAGGACTGGCAAAATGCCCGTAAAAAGCTCTCAAGGGCAAAGCTGAAGAAACCATCTGCGGTTGATCCGGACCTTATCTGGTCATTACCTGATGGAGAAATACGTCGTTACGACAGGCGTCATAATATGATTTGTACTGAGTGTCGTAAAAGCGAAGTTATGCAGCGCATATTGTCGTTTTATCAGGGGGATGTTCGGTATTTATTGAAGTGACGAGATTAAAGTGCATTAGTTCAGATGCAAATTGACATTTTGTGGCACAGGGTAGAGCTAGCGTGGTTGTCCGCTTTGTGCCAACAGCGGACATTATAGAAGGTCAGAGTTAAAGATTAAAATGGGATGCTGTGTGTTTTCTCCAGGTTTTGCTCTATACCTTTCGGGATACTCCACCGACAGAATACGAAAATCAACATTATCAACGGCTCGAAGTGTCTAGATTATCCATGGCAATTCATGGGAAATCCCATCCAACGGCTTATGCTTCATGTTGCTTTTTGAGATCGCTTCTAGCATAGCTCCACTCAATAATGTTGTCGGGTCGTTGCTGATCGAAAAGGATACGGGATTCAATACCATTACCTAAAAAGCTGGTATTCCCATCTACGTAAGAAGCTATCCCTTGTGAACCAACACGAAGAATATTTTCTAATGGCTGCTTTGTTCTTGCTGCATCGCTAAGGAGATATAAACCCGGGTACGTTTTGTTAGCACGGTGAAAAAAAAGTTCATTGTCAAAACACATGACGATGATTATTTGTCCCGACATGAGATCGGAGAGCATTTCAGTTGGCAGATGCAAACTCATAAATGGTCGAGACAAAGGGTCAAAGAATGAATCATTTATATTCACAACAGGGCTTTTTATACCGAGACTATCCATCCATCCATTGAAGGCAACAAAGCCCATTTCAGAATCACGGTACATACCTAAGAACAAACATTCATCAATAGTATCAATTGCCCAATTTTTTCCTCCGCGAATAATCTCCCACATTTTAACTAAGCGGTGGGTATAAAATTCAGACGGATGATCTATCTCATTGATTTTAACTTTAGACTGATGAAAGTTGTCAAAGCCCTCGCCAGTATTAATCGCCTCCAGAACATTCATGCCACGAATGATTTGCCTTTTTATGCGATTAAATTGCTTAACATCATTATCAGGCATATTGTTAATGAAGTTTTCTTCAAAGTGCGGACATTCTGAGATAACAGAAAATTCAGCAGCTTCATAAAGCTCATTATTCTTTTCACCTGTTTTAACTTCCACGAGCTGGAAGCCATCCAGTAGATTAAAGGTGACTAAATCTCCCACATGAACAAATGTGCTCATGTCAGAGACAATCGCTACGGAGTGTTTGTCCTGGTTGATAAGATCGGCTGCGACCATAGAATCAATTATGTTATCTTCTGATAGATTGTCATTGCTTGCATTAATAGGTAAACGCCGCAAACTAGAGTGTTCTTCATCAAGAATGCTCCAAATTATTGAGTCAATACAACGGCGAAGAATAAGAATTTCAAATTTTTTTAAACTTATTTCATCAATACACTTTTCTTTATTTTCTTTATCCTTGTTTCGATGGTGCTCTTTTTTTTCAGTTTCCAATCTTTTTATATCTCTCAGCCGAATAATAATCTCAAAAGATATGATTTTTTGTGAGTGTTTCCAATTTTTGAGACAGGTTTCATACTCTGCAAGAAAATCCTCATCATTGGAAGGTAGTTCTTGAATTGGATTCCCTCCCCTTATCATTTTGGCAAGTGCATGCATTAAAGATACATAATGAGGTGATAAAATTGTCCAAAACTTCCTAAACGGTTTGTACTTTTCAAGAAAAGTTGACTCATCAGTATAATTCATCATAACCAAACCTCATTCCTCTTATCTATTTTCCTCAAGGTATAAAATACCAGCCTTTTTTACATAATTATAGTTATAATATGAAGTCTCATTCAGATATCTTCATACTGTACGTAAGAAATATTTGAGCCTCTGATACCATAATCTTCTAAACTGCCTGATTTTTTCTCACCTCTATATAAAGCAACTATCCATCGAGCATTTTCTTGGATGCTTTTATTTATTTCAGTAAAGTATTCACCGTCAACTTCGGCGAGCGAGTGGCCTAAAACGATGACCTCGTCCACATTTTTAAGCGATGAGAAAAAAACGTTTTCTTCTTTAATTATGTCTTCGCTGGGCTTGAATGTATTACCGAAGTATTCGTTTATTCTGTCGTATGCCTCTGCTATTCTTGTATCTTGATCCGGTCCTATATATGGATTTAGTGACTTTTCCACCCTAAAACTATGACCAAGTATGAGATCGTCATCGTAACTACAATTGCCGTGAATATGTATGATTTGCTCGTCTGGAACGGCATAGATCTGCTGCAAGGTATTTGTATAATTAAATGAAAAATAGATGCTTTCTCTTGGTATGGGCGGGATGTATTGCTTAGGATTGTAAGCATCGGCTATGTTAATCCCTTTAACCCAATCAGCGAATTGCTCCTTCAAACGAGCTGACAGCATTTGTGTGATTTTATTTACTTCATATTGGTAATCGTGATGATAAGCATCGCTCCAATCATCGGTATTGTATGAAGCCAAAAATATCTCACTGTTTTGAAGGATAAGCTCATAATCAATTTCACCTAAAGCATTTTCTAACTCATTCCACTCGTCCCCAGCAGGAATGTATTCTTCTATCGCGTCATATAGATCTTGGTCATTTTTTTCTACATACGACTTAAAGTGCTTGTATCCTGTTGGTAAGCCATGACGCATGTCAAATCCATTTCCTATTATGTAAAGCCTCATTGTTTTTCCCTTAGTCGAATTGTATAAAAATACTAACATGGCCTGCTCCACGTTGACTACTATCCCCTCCTTTGAGTAATGCCTTCATCAGATGTAACAACATTTGCGAGCTTCCACAGTTCGCTCAAAGCGGACTAGAAGGTTAGCTTGCGTCGGACTTGGCGTATTTAAAGAAGTGCTGGTGGAGACTGGTTGTTGTGTTCCATTTCTACAGAACAAAATCACAGAAACTATACCCAATAGTTATATTGAATCAATGATGAGACAGCCTCATATTTATCAGGACTGGTGTACGTCCAATACAGGAGGTTGTCGTGCTGGTTCTCAAATGTGCGCTAGCTATTGCGGCTGTAATGGCAATTTATTGTCTTGCTGTTGTTCTTACGGATCGCCTTTCTGATTGATTTTATATTGGCGAGGTGACGTGAGTTAAGTAGAATTGCTGCGGGTGCTTGAGGCTATCTGCCTCAGGCATGAACACCAAAGGCAGATAGAGAAAAGCCCCAGTTAACATTACGCGTCCTGCAAGACGCTTAACATTAATCTGAGGCCAATTTCATGCTAGACACATGTAGGTTAGCCTCTTACGTGCCGAAAGGCAAGGAGAAGCAGGCTATGAAGCAGCAAAAGGCGATGTTAATCGCCCTGATCGTCATCTGTTTAACCGTCATAGTGACGGCACTGGTAACGAGGAAAGACCTCTGCGAGGTACGAATCCGAACCGGCCAGACGGAGGTCGCTGTCTTCACAGCTTACGAACCTGAGGAGTAAGAGACCAGGCGAGGGAGAAATCCCTCGCCACCTCTGATGTGTCAGGCATCCTCAATGCACCCGCACTTAACCCGCTTCGGCGGGTTTATTTTATCTGTAAATATTTTTATAAAAATAATGCCCACACACAGCATAAAACAAAAAGTATCACAGATAAAAAAGGAGCGTAATGTGCAGATTTGTTGTTTTCCATATTTACTCACTTTAACATAATCAATATTGATATGGTTGTTGTTTTGGTGGTTTCAAACGAGATGTTATGGTGATCTGGTAAAATTGCATAACATTAAAATTTAATTTATCTAATCGCTTTTAATAATAAGCGTTGTGTTTATCCCAACAATCTGTTGTTTGACTTTTATTCCATTAATGTAGGGGCTTTACACTGGAACCAGTTTATTTATACTTTATACGCCAGCCTGAACAACTGGCACCTGCTGCGCCAGCAGAGACAACCGATGGCGCACGATACCAAATTACACAATTCTGATGATTCTGCCGTCTTTGCCAGCAGGTGCGGACGGCGTTTTCATGCATTCAAATCGGACTGGTTCCAGCATCCACCATGCACTGAAGAGCAGGCTGAATGGATAATTCAGTGTTACCGCAGGCGCGGATACGAGGTTAAAAAAGCCCTTAGCCTCGACTACCGTCACTGGATAATCTCAGTCAGATTGCCTTACTCCGAACGCCCACCGCGTCCGTCCCGTACATTCCAGCAACGCCTCTGGAGGTAACGTGCGGGTATTACTTCGACCTGTTCTGGTACCGGAACTCGGGCTGGTGGTCGTTAAGCCGGGCCGTGAATCCATGCCGGTATTCCACAATACCCGGGTACTGGTGGAGCCGGAACCGAAAAGCATGCGTAATCTGCCGTCCGGGGTCGTTCCTGCCGTTCGCCAGCCGCTGGTGGAAGACAAAACATTGCTGCCGTTTTTCAGTAACGCACGGGTAATTCGTGCTGCTGGTGGTGCTGGTGCATTGTCTGACTGGCTGTTGCGCCATATTAAATCCTGCCAGTGGCCACACGGCGATTATCATCACAGCGAAACCGTTATTCACCGATATGGTACCGGCGCAATGGTGTTGTGCTGGCACTGCGACAACCAGCTGCGTGACCAGACATCCGAATCACTCGAGCAACTTGCTCATCAAAACCTGTCAGCATGGATGATTGACGTCATCGGTCACGCAATAAGCGGTACGCAGGAGCGTGAATTATCTCTGGCTGAATTATCCTGGTGGGCGGTCCGCAATCAGCTGGCGGACGCGCTACCGGAAGCGGTATTACGTCGCTCGCTGGGATTACCAGCGGAAAAAATCTGCTCGGTGTACCGCGAAAGCGACATCGTACCGGGAGAGCAGACCGCCACCAGCATATTGAAACAGCGCACAAAAAATCTTGCACCGTTGCCTCACGCCCACCAGCAACAAAACCCATCACAGGAAAAGACGGTGGTAAGCATCACCGTTGATCCAGAGTCTCCGGAATCTTTCATGAAGCTGCCTAAACGTCACCGGTGGGTTAAGGAGAAATACACACGCTGGGTTAAGACACAGCCGTGTGCTTGCTGCGGTATGCCAGCCGACGATCCGCATCATCTGATTGGTCACGGGCAGGGCGGAATGGGAACCAAAGCACATGATCTCTTTGTTTTGCCTTTGTGCAGAAAGCATCACGACGAGTTGCATACGGATACCGTGGCATTTGAAGAGAAGTATGGCTCCCAACTGGAGCTGATTTTTCGATTTATCGATCGCGCGCTGGCAATTGGTGTGCTGGCCTAATTTTGTGGAGTAAGTTGATGCGTGATATTCAGATGGTTCTTGAGCGTTGGGGGGCATGGGCGGCTAATAATCATGAAGATGTGACCTGGTCGTCCATTGCCGCCGGTTTTAAGGGATTAATTCCTTCAAAAGTAAGATCTCGTCCGCAATGCTGTGACGATGACGCGATGATCATTTGTGAATGTATGGCTCGCCTGAAAAAAAACAACAGCGATTTACATGATTTATTGGTGGACTATTATGTCGGCGGCATGACTTTTATGGCGCTTGCACATAAGCATGGGCGATCTGATTGTTGGGTTGGCAGGATGCTCCAGAAAGCTGAGGGCGTAGTGGAGGGCATGCTGATGGTGTTGGATCTCCGATTGGAGATGGATGCTGATTGTTCGAAATAATTAAAGGAAAAGTTGCTGTCTGATTTTCATTAGTCTAACATTTTAAATGTTGGAATCGCAACGTAGTTATTATCATATAACAGCTTGTTTCCTGATTTAGCCAGCCTCCCCAAAGGCTGGTTTTTTTCTAATAAGTATCATTTCGGGTGGGGATTTTATTGTTTAACCCATAATAGTTCATTGACATTGAATCCCAACTTTTGAGCGGTACGCACATAGTCTGCTTTTACATTATCTGGAATAGTTTGGGTCCTTGCCAGAATCCATAGGTATTCTCTGTTCGGACCACTGACAAGAGCATACTTATACTCATCATCCAGTTTGATTACATTATAGCCACCATAGAAGGGGCCAAAAAACGAAACTTTCAACGCTGCAGTTTTAGTATCTCCAGTAAAGTATGCTTTACCTTCGCTCTCGCTCCATTTGTTTTTCGTTGGATCGTATCCACGGTTAAGTACGCGAATCCCTCCGTCGTTCCGTTTTTCATAAGTAGCGCTGACCTGTTCCAGACCACGTTCGAACCAGTTCTCGAGGCGAGCTATTTCATACCATTTTCCGAGGTAGCGGTTGGCGTCAAAATTTGTAATCGGCTGCACACCTTTAGGTGGTGTCGGGGCCTTACATGCTATAAGAGTGAAAGAGAGTGCAATGCCAGTCAACACAGGCCATAACTTCATAATAAATCCTGTACTTTTGATAGTTGAGAGTAAGTATGAAAGATAGATGAGTACGACCGATCACTTAAAGAACTTTCCTACTATATTAGGAATAGTCAATAACAGAAAAATTGTCAGTGATGAAGCCAGAAAGGCAATTTAGTCCGTGCACTACAAAGTTTATGTGTTAATGAATTAGTCAAGGGGGAGGAAATGATAAAAAAACCTGTGATTGGGATCAGCGGTTGTTTGGGCGGTTCTGCTGTTCGTTTTGATGGTGGTCACAAAAGAGATGACTTTTTAATGGACAAATTAGTGGAATGGGTAACATTCAGACCAGTATGTCCGGAAATGGCTATAGGGCTGCCAGTTCCGCGTCCTGCTCTACGACTTGTGCGCTCGAAGCAAGGAAATATACGGATGTGTTTCAGCCACGACCAGAATGAGGATGTGACAGAGAGAATGACAGAGTTTAGTCGTTCTTATATGGACAAATTAAAGGATGTATCGGGGTTTGTGGTTTGTGCTAAATCTCCCAGCTGTGGCATGGAGCGCGTGCGTGTCTATGATGAAAATGGTAATCGAGGTCGTAAAGATGGAGTGGGACTATTTACGAGCACTTTGATGGAAAAGTTTTCCTGGCTACCGGTTGAAGAGGATGGGCGATTACATGATCCAGTGCTTCGTGAGAATTTTATTGAAAGAGTTTTTGCTTTGCATGAGCTCAATCACCTTTACAAGGAGAAATTATCAAGAAGAGAGTTATTAGCTTTTCATAGTCGTTATAAGCTTCAGTTGTTGGCGCATAGCCAGGCAGGCTATAAAGATATGGGACCATTTGTGGCTGCAATACACGAGTGGGCGGACCTTGAATCATACTTTGAGGTGTATCGTGATAATCTGATGGCGATTCTCAGAAAACCAGCATCACGTAAAAATCACACGAATGTGCTGATGCATATACAGGGGTATTTTAGTAATTACTTAAGTACACGCCAGCGTAAAGAGTTGAGCGAGGTTATACTTAACTATCGCTTTGGCACATTGCCTCTTCTTGCGCCGTTGACTCTGCTGAAGCATTATCTGGGTGAGTATCCTAATGATTACTTGCTTACACAGAATTACTTCGATCCCTATCCGGAAGAACTGGCTCTAAGACTGATGGTGAATTAACTGTATGCGATATCATCTGAAAGTGATGAGTTCCTGTATGCAGGATATTTACAATCGTAAAAACTACGCTATGATGCTCATAGTGTCATTTTTTATAAAAATCCTGTTCACGCTAAAGAAAACATTGAGATGCAATTTAATGTTGGTAAACATACCAACCCCAAAAGATTTTATTCAATCTGTTTTTATATGAAGATATTTCAAGTGAATATAAAGAGCATATAATATTATTATTGCACGCAGCTATTATAATATAACAGATTAGTTTAATGATTTGTTTTTTGTGAGTTAAACACATGGTTTTATAGTTGTGATGCAATGAGATTTTCCTTATTGTTGAACTGGCGAATATTGATTTTCCACCTATACTTACCTGGTGTAACCCCAATGATATCAGGTGGATAATATGTCATACATATGTTCTATCATTTTGGTGTTGAACTCGTTTGGTGTCCGAATTGGTAAAGAAGATATTTTGTTTAAAAAAGGAAATGCTGTCCTCATTGAATACAATTTAAAAGATCTTTTTTCGTCAAATACAGATCATCTAATGATCGTAGATGTTGAGGAGAAAACAGTTAATGATTTCTTTAAAAACTACACACTCTCACCTTTTTCTGTAAGAAGGTTTTATCCGTCATACTTGATAGTAGAATGTGAAGATTTTTCATTGTTAAAGAACTTGGTTGCATGCTTGAATTGTGATAGCAAAACCGTGGATGTAGTTAGAAATCAAATATCACTTGCATGTCTTGCTGTCTTATCTTCAGAGAAAATAGTGCAAAGTTTTTTGTTCGGAAGTCTTAATAGCTTAGGTTGTAAAGTTAAGGCTATTATTCACTCGGATATCTCAGCGTCATGGAGACTTTGTGATATATCTTCAAGATTATATATGAGCGAGAGTTTGTTAAAAAGAAAATTAAAAGACGAAGGATTATCGTTTAGTAAATTAATTCTTGAAGAACGAATGATGATGGCGCAAAGATTATTGATCTACAGTAACCATACTGTCGGCAAGGTGGCGGGAATATGCGGGTATGACAATGCATCATATTTTGTAAGTGTTTTTAGAGGATATTTTGGTGTGCCTCCGCACCAATATTTATCAAGATTTTCTTAGAAGATATGATGTGATGGCATTTTATAAAGTTATTTTTTGAAGTGTAAGATTATACGATATTTTTAGCTACGCCAGAATAATTGCTGGCGTTTTTCTTTTTGAATAGATGTTCGGGCCTTACGCTAATGTAACTTCTTTCCTTCTTCGAACCAAACCGTGTACACCATCCGTTATCTGCGGAGGTGAGGCTATGAAATCCATGGATAAGTTAACAACGGGCATCGCCTACAGCACCTCTGCAGGCAGTGCTGGCTACTGGTTTTTACAGTTGCTCGATAAAGTCACGCCCTCACAGTGGGCGGCAATAGGTGTATTGGGTAGTCTGGTATTTGGCATGCTGACGTATCTGACAAATCTTTATTTCAAGATTAAAGAAGACAGGCGTAAGGCTGCGAGAGGAGAGTAATCCAATGACTCAAGACTATGAACTGGTTGTGAAAGGAGTCCGTAATTTTGAGAATAAAGTTACGGTAACTGTAGCCTTACAGGACAAAGAACGCTTTGACGGTGAAATTTTTGGCCTGGATGTCGCCATGGACCGTGTTGAAGGAGCTGCGCTGGAGTTTTATGAGGCAGCAGCCAGAATGAGCGTCCGGCAAGTCTTCCTGGAAGTAGCAGAAAAATTGTCAGAAAAAGTTGAGTCTTATCTGCAGCATCAGTACTCCTTTAAGATTGAAAATCCTGCCAATAAGCACGAGCGTCCTCATCATAAATATCTATGAACACAAAAATCAGATACGGCCTGTCGGCTGCCGTTCTGGCGCTGATTGGTGCTGGCGCATCTGCTCCTCAGATACTTGACCAGTTTCTGGACGAAAAAGAAGGTAACCACACAATGGCATACCGCGATGGTTCTGGCATATGGACCATCTGTCGGGGTGCCACAGTGGTGGATGGAAAAAACGTTTTTCCCAATATGAAACTGTCGAAGGAAAAATGCGACCAGGTCAACGCCATTGAGCGTGATAAGGCGCTGGCATGGGTGGAGCGCAATATAAAAGTTCCACTGACCGAGCCACAGAAAGCCGGTATCGCGTCATTCTGTCCCTATAACATTGGCCCTGGTAAGTGTTTTCCGTCGACGTTTTATAAGCGGCTTAATGCCGGTGATCGTAAAGGCGCATGCGAGGCGATTCGCTGGTGGATAAAGGACGGTGGACGTGATTGCCGCATTCGTTCAAATAATTGTTACGGTCAGGTTATTCGTCGTGACCAGGAGAGTGCATTAACCTGCTGGGGGATAGAACAGTGAATCAGATATTCACGGTGATTTTGCTCGTGTTGTCAGGATTTGTCGTAGGTAATGTCTGGAGCGACAGAGGATGGCAAAAAAAATGGGCGGAGCGTGATGCTGCCGAATTATCTCAAGAGGTAAATGTCCAATTTGCTGCTCGAATAATTGAACAGGGGCGAAGTATATCCCGTGATGAGGCTGTTAAAGATGCACAACAGAAATCTGCTGAAATTTCTGCCAGGGCTGCTTATCTGTCTGATAGTGTTAACCAGTTGCGTGCCGAAGCAAAAAAATATGCCATACGCCTTGACGCAGCGAAGCATACCGCAGATCTTGCCGCTGCCGTCAGAGGCAAAACAACCAAAACCGCCGAAGGAATGCTCACCAACATGCTCGGAGATATTGCAGCAGAAGCTCAGCTTTATGCTGAAATTGCTGACGAACGCTACATCGCAGGAGTGACTTGTCAACAGATCTATGAATCTTTAAGAGATAAAAAGCATCAAATGTAGGGTAATATTAAATCGGAACATTTACATCGCGGAATGTAAAATTTAAATAAAAAGGACTCTTCCATGAGCCAAAATTCCTGAAATCTTAAGGGTAAGATAAAAGGTCTTAATCAGAATGACACGTTATTATTAATAAATAAAGCTATTCTTTCATTGCTGTGTTTTTCTTTACAAAAGTAATCCTTGCTATGGGTGGTTAATCATGCGTTAATGGTGTTCTGGTTTGTTACAAATTTATCTGAAGCAGTCATTGTTATAATTTTATTATTTGTACCTCTTGAGATTTCCTTGTTGGTTTTTCTCTCTGATATTTTTTTTCGGACCATTCTGCCCAAGGGCTAATTTCTTCAAAAGGTAATAATTATGTCTAACAAAATGACTGGTTTAGTGAAATGGTTTAACCCTGAAAAAGGTTTTGGTTTCATCACGCCGAAAGATGGCAGCAAAGATGTGTTTGTCCATTTCTCAGCAATTCAGAGCAACGATTTCAAAACATTAACTGAGAATCAGGAAGTTGAATTTGGTATTGAGAACGGACCTAAAGGTCCTGCCGCTGTTCATGTAGTGGCGCTTTGAGGTAGACAATATTACAAACCATATTCACTTTAGATGCCCGTGTTGTCATGGTTCCCAGTATAGAACATCATCTTTTGATGTTTCTGACATGAATCCTTTCGGGGCAAAATGTATCTTTTGTAAATCAATGATGATTACATTTGATAATATTTCACAATACTTAAATGCCAGCCGTCTGTCGTTGGATTTAAAAAAGTGAAAATGAAGGCTCCTTCGGGAGCTTTTTTGCTTGGTATCTATTCGATGGATACTCACATACTACGGTAACATCATGAAAAAAATCATAGTTTTTTTTAACTCTGAACCAGCAGTGGTAGTGCCAGCGATGACTGGAGTTAACACCATCATGCGTGAATATCCAAATGGCGAAAAAACACACCTCACTGTAATGGCCGCAGGGTTTCCATCTCTGACCGGAGATCATAAAGTCATTTATGTAGCAGCGGATCGACATGTAACTTCAGAAGAAATTCTGGAAGCAGCAATGAGACTCTTGAATTGATTTGTGGATTTGCCCCTATATTTCCAGACATCTGTTATCACTTAACCCATTACAAGCCCGCTGCCGCAGATATTCCCGTG